CGCGGTTTCCCCGGTCCTGCAATGCACTACAAAATGTATCAGCGACTTAAAGAACGTCAACTGGAACAGGTGCGCCGGGACTTTGTGCAAAAGCCCCGGAAGGAACGGATCATGTTCATTGCGGGTAGGCGCAGAAGCGAATCGAAGCGCCGTCAGAACATCCCTCTGTATGAACGTCGAGGGTCTGTGGTTTGGGCTAGCCCGCTTGCAATGTGGACCGCTTTAGACATGACAACGTACAGGTTGATGGAGGGTGATGTTCCCGTGAACCGGGTGTCGGAACTTATTCATATGTCCGGTGAGTGTCTGTGTGGCAGTTTCGCTAAGGAGAACGAGTTAGAGGAAATCGAGTTGTGGTTCCCCGAAGTTGCTGAGGAGATCCGCGACTTAGAGCGCGAAGTGCAGGCCGCAGGACACCAGGAACCGTTTTGCCGGTGGGGACACCGCTCCGGTGGCGAACCGACAAAGAAAGTAGGGATGCTATGCACGTCGTGCGACTTCAATCAGGACAGCTTGTTCGACCTGCCCAATGCTTCTACTGCGACACCAGCTTGACGTTGCCCGCCGCGATTCTGACGAGGTTCGGGAAAGTTTCTTGCCAACAGTGCTACAGCGACTTTTTTGGGAGGTAGTGAAGTGAATCTTGACTGGTTGTTGACGGTGGCTTTATTCATCTGGATAGCGAATGTGGTGTTGATCGCTTGGGCGGTGTCCCGGTGATTCAGTCTGTTGTGTTGGGTTTGGTTGCTGTTGCGGCTTTGAAACTGTGGTCCGACTGGTACCGGTCACGGCAGTTGGATGAGGCGATCCGAAAGCTCCTCGATGACAACGAAACGTAAACCAGGGCACCGCTCCCAGGACCGCCGGCACACACGCAAGAACTGCATTGATTGTGTCGATGAAGGGATCACGACTGGTAGGAAAGCGCCGCACCCCGGCCCACGGTGCGCCACACACCACAGGGCGAAAAGGGCCAGTAGGCGTTCCCAAACGCAGGAGCAGCGTTGGATTCAGGTGTACGGCATCACCGGGGACGAGTATTGGGCGATACACCGCTATCAGCTAGGAAGGTGTTTCATCTGCCAGCGGGCCACAGGGGCACGCAAACGGTTATCGGTGGATCACTGCCACAAAACCGGTTTGGTTCGTGGGCTGCTGTGTTCGACGTGCAACTCAAAGATTTTGGGTCACGCCAGGGACGAAATCGGCTTCTTCGAGCGGTGTATCGACTATTTGACTGAGCCACCAGCGGTCAGGGTTATTGGTGAGCGGGTTACACCCGACATGCGGGCTTGACATTGCCCCGAAAGGACACATGAAAACAGCGCGAAAACCACGCCTACTGGACTTGTTCTGCGGCGCTGGTGGAGCCTCAATGGGTTACCACCAAGCCGGATTTGAAGTAACAGGGGTGGACATCAAACCGCAAAAAAACTATCCATTCCACTTCAACCAAGGAGATGCACTCGAGTTCCTGCACGATTACGGGCACTACTTCGACGCTATCCACGCCTCACCGCCATGCCAACGGCACTCCGCTATGTCGAACTGCCGCCCAGGTCTTGCTGAGGAATACCCAGACCTCATCGAGCCCGTCCGCGACGCCCTGCTCGAGTACAACAGGCCGTGGGTGATAGAGAACGTGCCAGGTTCACCGCTACGCAACCCGATCACCCTGTGCGGGCAGATGTTCGGGCTCGAGCTCTACCGGCACCGTTTGTTTGAATCGAACATCGCTCTGCAAGAACTGTTGCATCCCGATCATGTGATGCCCGCATCCAAGGCGGGGCATTGGAAACCGGGGACAGTCATGTCGGTGTCCGGGCATATCGCGCCGATAGCGAAAGCCCGTGAGGTCATGGGCATCGACTGGACGAACCGTGAAGAACTCGCTGAGGCGATACCACCTGCCTACACAAAGTTCGTTGGCGATCAGTTCATGCAGTGGCTTACCATTTATGACCTTTTGTTTGACGTTGCCCGTGGGTAAACACAGGGGCAGGTTCAAGTGGCGCAAGTACAGCCGGTACAGCGGCAACCTCAAGGACTACTGGACACACCCAAACCGCAAACCCGAAAGGCACCGAATGACACCGCTGATCGTCACCGTCATACAACGGTACGAACCCTCATGGGAGCCGCCACCGGAAAACGGCTTTGAGTGGGTCAGTTGTTTGTGCCCTTTTCACGACGACAGCAACAAATCCGCTTCCATCTCGTACAACCGCAACGCTTTTCACTGCTTCGCGTGCCCAGCGAAAGGTGACGCAATCTCTTTGATCCGACAACACGAAAGGGCCACCTATGCAGAGGCTTTCCTCATCGCAGAGGGCTTATCTGAGGGAAGCGACCAGCAGTTACCACGCAAGCCTTCCCGGCAGCCCCGCCGATTCCTACCTCAAGCACAGGGGGTTGGGATTCCCCAGCACAAAAACACAGATAGATCGGTTCAGGTTGGGGTTCGTGGAAGAACCTCTCCCTGGACATGAGCAGTTCCGGGGATTCCTGGCGATCCCGTATCTGCGGTGGTCGCAGGAACACGGGTGGGCTGTGGTGTCCATCCGGTTCCGCTGCATCCAAGACCACGAACACAAAGGGCACGGCAAATACATGACCGTGGCCGGGGACAGGCCCAGGCTTTACAACACCAAAGCGTTAATGCTGCCCACCGAAAACATCGCAATCACAGAAGGTGAAGTTGATGCGGTCACCGCCACGGTGTGCGGTGTGCCGGCGGTAGGTGTTCCTGGTTCCCAAGCGTGGCAGCCGCATTTCCGTGAACCCTTCCTGGGTTACCGCAACGTGTTTGTTCTCGCGGACGGGGATGAGGCGGGAATCAGTTTTGCGAACACGATAGCGGCGACATTGCCGAACGCGAAGGTCATCCCTATGCCTGCCGGTGATGACGTTAACTCGCTCGTTTTGTCTCGAGGTAAAGAAGCTTTAATGGAAAGGATCAAATGAAACAGGTGATTGTTTACACCCAGCCTGGGTGCCGCCCATGCACAAGGGTTGTTCAGAAAATGTGGGATGCCGGTATTGACCCGGAGATTGTTGATATCAGCCGGGATCTGGTGTCAAAGGATTACATCACCCGCTGGTTGGGTGCGAAGTCCACACCTGTTATTGAAGCTGACGGGTTCGACCCGGTTATTGGTTATCAGCCCGACAAGGTGAAGGAGATCATCAATGCGTTTGGAAGTTAACTTTTCGGTCGGTATGGAGTTCCCGCGCTGGGTGGAACGCATTCATGACTTTGTTTGGGAAGGTGACGAACCTGACGAAGACGTGTGAGCTTTGCAAGGTTGAAAAATCTTTGGTGCAATTCCACGCCAACAAATGCAAGAAGGACGGCAAGGCAGGTAGGTGCAAGGATTGCCGCAAAGTTGAGCGATACGAGAACGCAGAGTCTGCTCGAAGGACTCAACTTAAATGCAAGTTTGGCATCACCCTAGAGCAGTACGAGGAAATGCTTGCTAAGCAAGGTGGCGTTTGCGCCCTATGCCATGGAGACGATACCCGCGCACTGAACGTAGACCACGATCACTCGTGCTGTCCTGGGCAAAAGTCTTGCGGCAAGTGCGTCAGAAAATTGCTTTGCAGGAAATGCAACATGGCAATCGGATTGCTAAATGACGACATCAATCTGCTCAAGAGAGCAGTTGAGTACCTGGAAGGATGAAGATGAGTGACCCGATCAACCCCGATCACTACCAGTTCCCCAACGGATTCCAGGTCATCGACCTCACGGAGAACCTGTCTTTCAACCTGGGAAACGTGGTGAAGTACGCGGCCCGCGCAGGCCGCAAATCACCTGACCCACTCGAGGATCTGTATAAAGCAAGGTTCTATCTGAACCGCGAGATAGAGAGACTGGCGTGACGAAACGAATCGTGGTGCTGTCAGACACCCAAATCCCCTACCACTCAAGAAAAGCACTCAAAGCCGTAATCGGATTCATCAAAGACTACAAACCCGACGAACTCATCCACATCGGTGACCTGCTTGATCTGCCCCAGCCGTCCCGCTGGAACAAAGGAACAGCCGGGGAGTTTGAAGGGAGCGTTTTCGCTGACTCCGAAACAGCGAAACGGGTTTTGCTCGAACCGATCCGGGCTGTGTATGACGGCCCGTTCAAAATCCATGAAGGGAACCACGACGAACGAGCCAGAACATATCTAGCTAAATACGCCCCGGCGT